GTTTTCTCGGACTAGGACAGACTATGTGCGTGTTTTTGGAAGTTGTGCGAACATCTGCGGTGTTGCCGTGGGTTTTTGAAAATAAAAAAAGATAGGGAGAGTTAGATGGCGAAAATTGACAAGGTTCAGGAAGTAGCTATCAGTAAGCTCAGGCCGTATGAGCGAAACGCAAAGATACATGGCCGGGAGCAGATTGAGAAGCTGAAGGCGAGCATTCAGGAGTTTGGATTCCTGACTCCGTGCCTGATTGATGGAGACTTCAACATCATTGCCGGGCATGGGCGAGTGATGGCTGCTCAGGAGATCGGCATGAAGAAGGTGCCGTGCGTTTTCATTGAGGGCCTCGATGAAACTCAGCGAAGGGCATATATCCTCGCAGACAACCGGCTCGGTGAGTTGGGCGAGTGGAATATGGACATCGTTGCCGAGGAACTTCAGTGGCTGAACGAGAATGACTTTCAGATAGACCTAACCGGATTCGAACTGGACGATCAGGTCATCGATGTTGGAGCTTTGGACGACCTCGGCATCGGTGAGCAGATCGAGGAGATGGTGAGCCAGTCCGGCCCTGAATCCAAGCGAGGCGATGTGTATGCACTTGGCAAGCACAAACTGATGGTCGGTGACAGTACCAATTCGGACGATGTCCTGAGATTGATGGCCGGTGAAGAGGCGGACTTACTGGTGACGGATCCTCCATACAATGTGGCGGTCGAGTCCGAGAATGGCGACACGATCATAAACGACAACATGAGTCCGAGCGAGTTTAGAGACTTCCTTGCAGCTGCCTTTAAGAACGCACATGATGCGCTCAGGATGGGGGGGGCCTTCTACATTTGGCATGCGGATTCGAACGGACTGGACTTCCGGCAACAGTGTGAGAGTGCCGGTCTGAAGATCCGGCAGAATCTCATTTGGGTAAAGAATGCATTTACACTCGGAAGGCAAGACTACCAGTGGAGACACGAGCCGTGCCTTTATGGTTGGAAAGAGGGAGCAGCTCATTATTTCGTGGAGAAGCGCAATATCTCAACAATCATTAAGAGCAAGGATATTTACTCGGCCGACCGGGACGAACTGATCTCGATCATCGAATCTCTGGTCGAGCACTCTACTGTAGCGGATGCGGATAAGCCTCAGAGGGCAGAATTCCATCCGACTGTAAAACCGATAGAACTAATCGAAAGACAAATAAAGAACTCATCCCGGACGGGCGACCTTGTACTGGATCTTTTTGGTGGATCCGGAACAACGCTTCTCGCTTGTGAGGAGCTCGGCCGCAGATGCAACATCATGGAATTTGATCCTAAGTATGCAGATGTCATTATAGCTCGATGGGAAGAGATGACCGGCGAAAAAGCGTATTTGCTGAATTAGCGGAGGGAAAGATAATGTTTGAAAAAGTGAATCCTAGCCATCCTGATAAACTCGCAGACCGGATTGCCGGAGCGATCGTTGACCTGGCATATGCAAAGAAACGCAATCCGAAGGTGGCTGTAGAGGTCCTCATTGGACATGGGAAATGTAGCATAGTTTCCGAGACATCAACGGAGATCCCGAAAGAAGATGTAGCGAGTGCGGTCAGGAGAATTACCGGGACGAACTATATCGATGTCGAGTATAGGGAATTCCGTCAGGATCCCATTCTTCACGACAATCAGAAGAAGCTTCTGCGTTGCGGTGATAATGGCATATTTAGAGGAATGCCGGTCACGCAAGAGCAGAAACGGCTAAGCGAGATCGCTCATCTGTTGTATGATCAGTTTCCTCACGATGGTAAATATATCTTAAACATGGGCGATGTTGATCACCTCATCGTCTGCCAAAGCAATGTTGGCGAGAAGGTGATCAGGTCATTGGTATCAGACATTTATTTAAACATGTTGACGGACACGCAGACCAAGTTCGTTGTGAATCAGTCCGTGAATCCTCTTGGTTATTGGACTGGCGGAACAGATGTGGATTCCGGAGCGACCAATAGAAAGCTCGGCTCCGACATGGGAGATGCAGTGACTGGTGGCGGTCTGCATGGGAAAGATCTCACGAAGGCGGATGTTTCTGTGAACATCTACGCACACTTGAAGGCCCAAGAAGTTAGGCATCCGGTTGAGTTATATTGTGCAATCGGTGATGAGACTGTTGACGGAAAGCCTTACGGAGAGATTGTCGAGATTGCAAGGGAATACATCGACAAGGTGGGCGGTTTTGAAAAGTTTGCGGAGTGGGGGTTGATCTGATGGCTAAGAGCTTACAACAGCAAGCCGATGAGATCATCGCACTTGCGGAGAAACGGGGAGTCTCCGGGAACTTCTTCTTTGTCACGACATTCAAGCGTTATCAGGTGCAGATGAAGATCCTCGCTGATCTTGAGAGAGCAATAAACGAATACGGAATGACAGTGACGAAGGAATATGTGAAGGGCCGTCAAAACCTTGTAGCCAATCCGGCAATCACGGAATACAACAAGACGGCAACGGCTGCGAACGGCACTGTTGCCACCATGCTGAAGATCATCTCTGAGAACAAGGTCGAGGAAGGTGAAGACCGGCTCGATGCCTTCCTTAATGCGAGATGAACTACATCTACCAGTACTATCAGAAGATTCAGGACGGATCCATCGTTGTTGGCGAGTGGATCCGTTTGATCTATGAGTACATAATTCACGGCCTCGAGTCGAAGGCTTTTTTCTTCGATCAGAAGAAGGCCAACCGGGCAATTGATTACATCGAGCACTTCTGCCATCACGCAGAAGGGATCCTCGCTCCTCAGCTTCTCAAACTGGAACTGTGGCAAAAGGCCTTCGTGTCAGTTGTGTTCGGCATTGTTGATGAGGAAGGCCTGAGGCAATTCCGGGAGATCTTTCTTGTAGTCGGTAGAAAGAACGGAAAGAGCCTTTTGCTCTCAGCCATCGCCAGTTATTGTGCTTTTGCCGATGGAGAATATGGAGGTCGCCTTTATTTCACTGCGCCGAAGATGGAGCAAGCCTCGCAGTGCTTTGATGCCTTCGTGGAGTCCATCAAGAAGGAACCGGTCCTTTGGAAGAGAGCGAAGAAGCGCAGAACCGATGTCTACATCGAAGGGACGAATACGACCATCAAGCCTCTCGCATATAGTGCTCGCAAGACCGATGGTCTGAACTGTTCACTGATCGTTGCTGACGAGGTGGCGAGTTGGGGAGCGAATGATGGCCTCAGATATTATGAGGTCTTGAAGAGCTCTCAGGGAGCGAGAAAACAGCCATTGATGGTGTCTATTTCTTCTGCCGGGTATGTGAATGAAGGCCCATATGATGAGCTCTTTAAGCGAGCGACACGACTCCTGAAGGGCGATTCAAGAGAGAAGAGATTCCTGCCGTTCATCTATGCGATTGATGACATCCGGAAGTGGAACGATGCGAACGAGTGGCAGAAGAGCAATCCGAATCTCGGAGTATCGGTCACTCTCGATTATCTTCTCGAAGAGCTTGCGATTGCAGAAGGATCCTTGTCGAAGAAATCGGAATTCATCACGAAATACTGCAATGTGAAGATGTCGTCAAGTCAGGCATGGCTGAATGCGGTGGATGTGGAGCGGTCCTATACTGGCGAGCAGCTGCGCCCGGATCTGTTCCGGGAGAATTATGCGATTCTCGGTATCGACCTATCCAGAACGACAGACCTGACTGCGGTCATGTGGCTCGTCCAGAAGAAGGGCGTGATAAACATCTTCGGCAAGTTCTTCCTTCCTGCAGAGAAGATTCAGGAAGCGACAGATCGCGACGGCCTGCCGTATGAGATCTATATCCAGAAGGGGTTCCTCGTTCCGTCCGGAGACAATGTCATCGATTACCGGGACTGTTACGACTACATCACTTCCATCATCAACACGTATCACCTTTATCCGTTGCGGGTCATGTACGACCGATATTCCGCGCAGTACCTTGTGAAGGATCTGGAATCCTTCGGGTGTCTGACGGATGACTGTCATCAGGGATTCAATATGACACCTGCCATCGCGGAATTCGAGGGAATGCTGAAAGACGGACGGGTGAACATCGGAGACAACGACCTTCTGAAGGTCCATCTTCTCAATGCTGCGCTGAAGATGGAGAACCAGTCCGAGAGGGTGAAACTCATAAAGATTGCGCAGAACGATCACGTTGACGGTGTCGCAGCCATCCTCGACGCAATGATCGGACGGCAAAAGTATTGGGCCGAAGACGGCCGAAGACTAATCAACGAGAGGTAAAAGCATGGGCCTTTTCGACTTTTTATTCAACAAGAAGGAGCAGAACGTTCGCGCGGAAACGGCGTTCAGGACCCTGACAGCGTATGCGCCTCACTTCACGACATGGGACGGCTGTGTCTACGAGAACGAACTGGTTCGTGCTTCCGTGGACGCTATTGCCCGGCACTTCAGCAAATTGGTGGTCGAATTCCACGGTGCCGCACAGCCTTCCATGATTACGAGACTGAGGCAGCAGCCGAATGAATGGTCCACATGGTCACAGTTTCTCTACAGAACGGCGACCATTCTGAATGTGCAGGACAACTGCGTTATCGTTCCGGTCCTTAACCGGTACGGTGAGACCATCGGGATCTATCCTGTCGTGCCGGACAAATGCTCCGTGAAGGAATACGCGGGCAAGCCGTATCTGCGGTTTGAATTCCGCCATGAGGAATACGCGGCAATCGAACTGGAGAAGTGCGGGATCCTGACACGGCACCAGTACAAGAGCGATTTCTTCGGTGACCGGGCGAAGGCATTGGGGCCGACGCTGGATCTGATGCACCTTCAGAACGAGGCCATCCGTGAGGGAGTGAAGAACTCTGCGACATATCGCTTTATGGCGACCATCGGGAACTTCACGAACGCGGAAGACCTTGCCGCCGAGCGTAAACGCTTCACGGAGTACAACCTGAAGAGCGGAGACGCGAACAATGGGTTCCTGTTGTTCCCGTCGACCTACAAGGACATCCGGCAGATTGAATCGAAGCCGTTCGTCGTTGATGCGGAGCAGAGCAAACTGATCCAGACGAACGTTTTCGATTATTTCGGGGTGAACGAGAAGATCATCC